GTTCTGGATATCGAAAGATGTCAGAGTCATTGGATGCATGGTTTGATAAGACCATCAGCATCATGATACAGAAGCGTATGATGCAACCCCCTACGAGTCCTTCTCCTGATTATTCATACCCTATAATACGATGAAGTGTTGGCATTGCGGAACTGAGTTGATCTGGGGAGCAGATTTTGACATGGAGGACTTAAATGACGGAGAAGAGTCTGATTACGACTTCTGGTCTAGTTTTACGTGTCCTAAGTGTAACTCTTATGTTGAGGTGTTCCATCACAAATGAATTTGATATGTAATTTGCCTTCTGAGAAGGTGTGGGTGAGAAAAGAATATTTAACTGACCATCAGAGTGGGTTTGGAGAATTTGTAGAGGGCGTCTGGGTTGCTTGTAAGAGTATACCTGGTCGTGCTTTTTATTTTGAGACGTATTTGCCTGAGTATGGGGCGATGTATGATAAACTACCTATAAGTGCCTTTCTCCGAGCACCGAAAACGCCGACGCCCGATATGAGTCTAGAGAATCTGCAATTTTGGAATTGTATGGATTATGGGGTGATGGCAATTAATAAAGGTTTCATATCTTCTATGGATGTGGAGATACGGACAAGAGACCATGGTCTGATGAAAGGTCAGTATATCTTTACATTAGATAATTATCATGCAAACCCTGATGTGATAGATAATAATGTAAGCGAAGTACCGCAAGAGCATAAGAGTCATAATTGTATTCAATTAGAGAATGGACAGTATGCATTGTATCCTAATAATAGAATGCGTTTGTATGACCTCTCTATAACCCCTCAAGAACCGAAGACACCAGACTTTAAGGTTTCTACCATAGAGTACCAAGTCGAGAATGGGACTGATTGGGGGCGACTAGGAGATACTGATGATTATTTCTGGGAAACACCTAAGGAGAAAACAAATGGTAATTAAAGTAGATAAAAGTGAGGAATTTGTAAAGAGTGGTAAGAAACTCATCTCTGAGTACGATGCACTACCTCTAACAGATAAACTCGAAAAGAATGATGATAGAGAATTGTTTGAGATGAAGAGAAAGAAAGAATTCCTTGACGAGTGCACTAACTTCAGAAAAGATGGATAAATAAAAGCAGCCAATGCTGTCTTTAAATGCCAGAAGTCTCAACCTTCAAAGATTTGAGTGTTACATTCAAAAAACATCCTGTTACTGACGATTTAGTAACTGTGAAGGATAAGGCTGCTGTTGCACAATCAATAAAAGGACTATTACTTACAAGAAGAGGTGAAAGACCATTCCAACCTCAGTTGGGGAGTGGTTTACAGGATTTATTGTTTGAACCATTAGATTATGGTTCTGGAGCATTAATCAAAAAAGAAATTGTTGAGACTCTTAATAGGTATGAACCTAGAATACAGATTAGTAACCTTGAATGTTATCCTGATGTTAGTAACAATGGATATGAAGTACTACTTGAGTATTTAATTTTAGGTAGAGACGACGAAGCAGTGGCAATAGATATATTTCTAGAGCGTACACGATAATGCCTTATACTCAGGTTGCCAATTTAGATTTTGATAACATTAAGATTCAACTCAAAGAATATTTGAGGAGTCAGAATGATTTTACTGATTATGATTTTGAAGGGTCTGCACTAGCAACTCTGATAGACACTCTTGCTTATAATACTTACTATACAGCATTTAATACCAATATGGTAGTCAATGAGTTATTCATTGATTCAGCAACGTTGAGAGATAATGTAGTAGCATTAGCAAAGCAGTTAGGATATAGACCAAAGAGTGCAACAACTGATAAAGAATTAAATTTAAAAGAAGGAACAGGATTTATTAGTAACTATGATAACGTAATTTACAATTATGTTGTTACTAGTGATGTAAAAGCACAGGTAATTAATAACGTTGCAACATTTACTAATGTTCCAATTAGAGAAGGAACTGTATTGAATAGTGAATTTGTTATTAGTACAGTATCTAAGAATCAAAGATTTATATTAGATAACCCAAACATTGATACTAATACAGTTAAAGTTACTGTATATCCTGGTGGTGGCACATTTAATGAACCTTATTTGCTTGCTGATAATATCTTAGGTGTTGATGGTACATCGAAAGTGTTCTTTTTAGATGAGATTGAAGATGAGAGATATGAAATATTGATGGGTGATGGTGTTCTAGGTAAAAAGTTAGACAATAATACACGTATTGATGTATCATATTTGGCAACTGTAGGTCCTGCAAGCAATGGAGTGAAGGCATTTGTTTTTTCTGGTGTACTAGAGAATGAAAATGGTGTTTCTCCTAATGCATTTACAACATCAATTGTATCAAGCGTTGCCTCTGCGGGTGGTGAAGCGATAGAAACTACACAAAAGATAAAATACACTGCTCCTAAGGCATATGGCACACAAGACCGTGCAGTAACTGCTAATGACTATGAAGCAATTGTAAGAAAAGTATATCCAGCAACAAGTGACATCATTATATTTGGTGGAGAAGATCAAGATCCGCCAGAGTATGGTAAAGTATTCATCGTATTAAAACCAACTGATGCAAGTTATCTTACATCTTTAACTAAATCACAGATCATTGCTGATCTCAAGAAGTATGTTGTAGCTTCTGTAGAACCACGAATAGTAGATCCTTCTATTCTATTTGTTGAAATGAGTAGTAAAATCTATTACAACAGTGGTATGACAGATCAAACTCCTGCTAATATTAGGGATAAGGTAATTTCTTCCATACAAACTTATATTGATGAGAGCGATACTGAGAAATTTAATGGTAAGTTTAGGTATAGTAAGTTTGTAGGTGTAATAGATGATGCTGACGTCAGTATTAATTCTAATCTCACTAGTCTTACAATGAGAAAAGACTTTTATCCTCAGTTAAATTCTACATTCTATTATGAGGTATGTTTCCAAAATGCCTTTGATTCAGATTGTGATGATCCAGTCCTGTCATCTACTGGTTTTAGAGTAACTGAATATCCTAATTTTGATGTTTATGTTGAAGATAGATCTGGCAAAATTGTCCTATATAGACTAGATAATGTAACAGGTGAGAAGGTTGTCCTTGACAGCGATATCGGTGACATAGATTATGTAAAAGGTGAGTTAAAGATGTATGCCTTAACAATTATTAGAGGTATTTTCTTTGATAATCGTATTTCATTAAAAGTAAAACCACTATCAAACGACATCAAGGCAATGCGTGAAGTTTACCTTGACGTTGATGTTCCTAATTCATCCTTCACTGCATATAAAGAGTAAGTAAATGGTTGCTGTAAAAACGAAGAGAATTTCTACTCTAATAGAAACACAGCTTCCTGAGTTCATTAGCACAGAATACGAATTGTTTAGTAAATTCGTAACGAAGTACTATGAAGCACAGGAGGTACAAGGTGGTACGTTAGATGTTATTACAAATATCCAAAAATATGCAGACATTGATTATTATGAACAAAACATACTTAAACAGCATGATAGTTTGGACACTAGTATCACTTCTACTGATACTACAATTATACTACAAGATGCAACGAGTTTTCCAGAACAAAACGGATACGTCAAAATAGATGACGAAATAATATTATATGCAACTAGAACAGATACTACATTAGAAGGATGTACTAGAGGTGTTAGTGGTAATACAAAAATTGGAGATTTATACAGCGAGAGTAATTTTGTAAGTACAACTTCTGCAGCACATGCTTCTGGTCAAAAAGTTTACAATATCAGTAATCTTTTCTTATATGCTTTTGTCAAGAATTTTGAGAAGCAATACTTAGGTTCATTTCCTGAGAAATATCTTAGAGGTAATGTAGATAAGAGAACTTTAATTAAAAATATACAAAAGTTCTATAAAGCAAAGGGTACTGATAGTTCAATCAAGTTTATTTTTAATACTCTTGTTGATGAAGATAAAGACACAAACGCACGTTCAAACTTAGCACAGTTTGAATGGTTTATTAAATCTGAATTTGATAACGTTGCAATAAATGTTACAAGTCCTACTGGTCAATTCTTAGTTGGAGATAGATTGAATGAGACTGGTGGTAATGCTAGTGGCGAAATTGCTAAGATTGTTAGAAATGATCAGAACGAAATTACAAGGTTATATTTAAGACAACTATCGGGTTCATTTTCTCTTGGAGATAATGTAACAGGTCCTACTGGATCATCATTTACTGCAAGTACAGTTACATCATTCCCTAATGGTATTTTCTATATTGACTTCGGTCAATTCGCACGTATCTTTGGTCCTTTTGAAACTGGCAAATACTACCTTGCACCAGAAGGTATAATAATGAGGCAGAACTGGCAAATCATATGGAACCAGTCTGATCCTTCTAATCTACCAATGCCTGTGCATCCACAGGGACATCCAATGAAGTTTAGTACCACTAGAGAGGGTACATTACTTGGTGGTCAATTATATTACAACACTGCTCTTGTGAATGGTGTTAAAACAAATTACACTAATGAATTCCAACCAGAATTCATGATGGATCAAGGTGAGTCTAATAAGATTTACTATTACTGTGCTTATCATCGTTATATGTCAGGTCTTGACGGTGATGAAGGTTACATGACCCTAGTAACGGGTGGTGGAAGAGAACCTAAGATTGTAAAACCTGAGGTGTATAAACCAAGAGACTTTACATACAAATCATCTAATGCTGATTGGATTAATGTATATGCACTTAAGTGTAAAGTAATATCTGGTGACGTAAAGAATTTGGTAGGAAAGAAAATTGTTCAGTCTGATACAGTTGAGTATGATTATGCAGATGCTGTTGTAGATAATGTATATGCAGATGGAACTAGAGATGGAGAAGTAATTTATAATATTATTCTAGCATCAGAAACCGTTAATGGTACATTTGGTGTCTCAACTAAGACTCAACTTGAGAAAGTATTAACAGGTACTGCAACAGCAGAAGGACAAAGAATTGATGTATTCTCTACTACTGGATGGGATTCTACAGGATCACTTTTAATAGGTGATGAGACAATTACATTCAGTGATAAGAATGTAACTCAATTTATTATTGATGATAGATTAGCACAAACTGCTGTACAGCATGAAGTAGGCACACCAGTATACAAACCAGTTACTATAGTAGGATCTGGTGTCACACTATTGACAATGGGTATTGTATATAATTTACAACCATCAGATTCACATCCATATTCTGCTATAGGAGATAAGATACAAGTATCTAATCCTGGCTTTGAAACTTCTGATTCTAAGATTGTAAATGTAGGTACAAACCAGACTAGATGGTTGTTGGGAACTGGTGCTGCAGTAAATGTTCCTACATTACCAACAGTTGCTACTTCGTTAAATCAAGTATCAACAGACGTATCTGCTATACTTGCAGATGATCAGTATTATTACATTGCTAGTTCTAGTTTCCCATCACATAAAATTTTAGATGGTTCTAGTGTTACACAAACAGTATTAGATCAGAAACTTCTTCGTATTATAAGAAAGCAAGCAACTAGAACTACAGAGACATATCCTACACCTAAGAGAGATATAGGTATTGGATTAAATGGTGTTCCTTTCTATGGTCATAAAGATCCAGAAAGTATTAGATATGGAAAATTAGAACAAATTAAAGTTGACCTTCGTGGAACTGGATATGTAAGACCACCTTTTGTTTTAATTGATCAAGTTCCTAATAAAGCGAGAGCAATACTTGCTGGACAAGTTGTAGAAAGTATCACTGTAGATACTACTGATATATTTCCTAGAACTCCTGATGTAATTATTACATCTGGTAGAAATGCTTCTGTTCGTGCTGTAGTAACTGGTGGTAAAGTAACAAGTTTAATAATTGATAATGCTGGTGAGTTCTACTCTTCACCTCCAACAATTAATGTTAGAGATAATGCTGGTAGAGGTAGGTTTGCTGAGTTTGAAGCAGTCGTTAATACTGATGGACAGATTACTGGATTTGATAAGATTGCAGAAGGTAATTTTTATAGTCAAGATACCGTAATTGTTGATGTAGTACCAGTGGGAAGTGGAGCAAGTGGTTTACCTCTTCTTAAAGAATGGAATTACAATAGATATAAAAAATTAGAATCTAAACTAGATACAGAGAATGGATACGTTTTTGATAATTACAATAACGTATTAGAATATGGTTATGGTTATTCTGCAAACCCAAAAGCACTTAGAGTTTCTCTTAATGATAATCTTAATAATGCAGGGACAGAACCAGCAACTAAATTACATTCACCTATCATAGGGTTTGCTTATGATGGTAACCCCATATATGGTGCATTTGGTTATGAGAATCCTTTAGATTCTACGTCATCTATTATTAGAATGACATCTAGTTATTCTATCAATGGTAATCGTTCTGAAGGACCTTCATTAACAACATATCCAATAGGAACTTTTGTTAATGACTATACTTACACTCACAAGAGTGGAACATTAGATACTAACAATGGAAGATTTTGTATTACCCCAGAATTTCCGAAAGGAACTTATGCTTATTTCATTACTATTGATAGCAATCAAGTACCGCAATACCCATACATTTTAGGAGAGAATTTTTACTCTCTACCTATTGATAGCAATTACAATTCTGATATCAATCAGAATGATATTCCTAAGAAAGCAAAACGTTTTTATCAAGCAGGAATGTCTAGAAATGGTGAAGGTTTCCTCGCTGAGATTGCAGAAGTAAAACAAGGTAATGTGGAGAGTGTTAATGTAGTAGATTCATCTGCTAACTTCTCTATAAATTCACAGATATATTTTGATAATACAGGAACCCAAGGTTCGGAAGCAGAAGCAATTGTTAATTCTGTAAAGGGTAATACTGTATCTTACTTACAATCTAAAGAAGATAAGGTTGTTAAGCTAACAGTTATTCAAAGTGCATACTTATTTACAGATGATACATTATCACAACCATCATCTGGTGCATC